CTCCTATGCGCGATTGAGTATAGGAGGTGTCTGGCGAGATGAATGCTAAACTATTTACTAGCATTCGTGCTAGTATATAGTTCTATGTATTTATAGTTATACAAACGGTTGATGACAACGATATTACATCACGGTTAGTTTGGTTTTAACACACGCTTGGAAGCGGGTTAGAAACACCTTAACGACGGTAGATACTGTGTAGTCAGTATTAGTCCGTGTCCGATATCTATTGAGATGAGTCGGGATTTAAAAGAATGGGCATTCTCCATTCTTTTGTTGGAGGTTTTTCTTATACTAGAATATTTCAGATGTGACTATGTTGGATTCGTGAGGATCCAATTTTTAGGTAACCCTCATTTGGAGAATGAGGATAGTACGGTCTAGGTGAAGTCTGAAGGACACTAGTAGTAAGTTATAAGAGCATGGTTAATGGAACTGGGTAGCAAGGCTGTAAAGGGGAAAGGTTGTGCCTAACCACAACTGGATAAATTTAAGCACCCCCCATCAAAGCTACGAGAAAAGGCTGAAACACGGCTCTACTACACACCCCCCTTGTTGGGTGTGGGTAACCGTACCTTCCTGCTCGGAAGGTGTAGAAGCAGACTTTAATGAATTCTACAGTACAAACAAGGGCACCCATCCGTGTGACAGATTCGGACCCCCTCTCCACTGTCGATTTCGTTTTCGACATTTTAAAGCAAGTAACGAGATTCCCAACAAACACTACAATGAATTTTATTTTCTTTTTAACAATTATTTTATGATTATATTTAGTATAATATATTTAAAGATGACAGAATCACAATATTATTTCACAGATAGAGTTGAAGGTGAAGCTCCGGCTTTCTTTTCAAATGGCATGTCAATTCTTGCCTATGAAGAATACATACAGGCCTACCCATATGGTATTCCGGACACTCGTCGGATGAGTGAGTTGGGATATAACAGAATTAGAACCGCAATGATTGCCGATAACCATGTTGGTTATTGTGTTGTTAACGGAAAAAGTGAATATTACACAGCAGAAGATTTACTCACTGTAGTCTCATTCCGTAAGAGTATGCTACACTTAAATTGGCCTCCTATTGTTATTAAAAGAGATTTTCATGACACTTTATCTGTTTTGTATCGAGACAATCAGATAGATAGATGGCATGAAGACAAGATTAGTACAGAGCGCGAACGCTCAATTTTTCTGCGTTCTATTAATAAGTATGAGGCCAAATGGAATGCTACTCGAACTAATTATAATTCTCGACTATTCCAGGATCTTAAAGGTAAATTAATGCAGGAAGTCGAAGCTCCACCACGGGGTTTCACCCCGATACCGCTGAATGCGGACCCGCTTGAGTCTTTACAAGAACCCATACATCCCGAATCGATGGAGTTGTATTCTTGGGATACTATAGTGGAATTAATGGCTGATATATCAAAGATGTTCGATGATGCTGCATCGACTTTGGGGAGTAGACGCGATCTATATCAAATTGAGAGGTGTATTTTTCATTTCATTCGATTGTTCGAATGCACTAATATGAGCCAATTAATAATGCATGTCACCGACTGTACACATGAGGTTATAGGAGTCAGTGTCATACAGCAGGTTAAGACCATGTTCGATCTTTACAATGAGCAAATCATTCCAGAGTCTGGGTGCGATTTTGTTGAGTTATTACGGAGTTCACTCACTAACTGGAAGAGTTTACAGCGGAGCCAGGTTTTGAAACATTTGAATTTTCTGATTAGTTGCCTTGTAACATTGCAATTATGCAATTCTCGCACTCTCAGTTGGAGTATTGGTGGGTTGAGTATATTCAAAGCCAAGGCTTTGGACAAAACCACAAATGCATCAAATATCATAACAGCTGCTTTTGATAGCATTGTGTTTTTTGTGGAAATGGGTTACCAGTGTTTTCTACAGAAATCAGTGGAACCCTTATTTGAGACAGAAGATGAAATCACGCAGTTCGAACGTGATTTCTTCTATTTAGAGAAACACATTGATAATATCGAATGCGGAAATTATAAAGCCTGTACCGGCTGTGATGAAGACCACTATGGTCGTCTATTAGCGAAAAGTGAAGAGAAAATAGATCATTTACACGCTTGCGCGGAAGATCTGCAAAGTAAAACGCTCTTAGGACAATATAGGAGGAAGATCAAGATGTTTGTCAATCAATTCCACGCCTTTAGGAGTGGCGCTAGTTTACGGATAACACCAGAATCAGTTATGTTATATGGTGACACATCAATTGGTAAATCCAGTCTCCTTAAAATAATTATGAAGTTATTTTTTGCCGCAATTGGCGAGGAGTACTCAGACGATTTGGTTGGCATGTATGATCCTTCTGATAAGTTTATGTCCAAATGGAAATCTGAGTTCATTGCCATGATTATGGACGATGTTTGTAACACCAAGAGTGCTTTTGTGGAAATTAGTCCATGTAAAGTTATCCAAGAGGTCATAAATCCTTTTCCTATGTCGGCACCACAAGCCGAAGCGCACAAAAAAGGTAAGGTGCGAGTGGAACCCAAAATGGTTGGTTTGACCACAAATAAGGAAGATTTAGAGGCAGGTATTTACTCCAATAAACCCAATTCTATATATAGGCGTATTCGTTTACAAATAAGACCTGAAGTAAAAAAAGAATTTCGAGTGTCTGGTTCTCACATGATGGATCAGAATAAGTGCAATGCATGGCTGGAAGAACACCCTGATCAAAGTGAGTTGCCTGATTTTTGGATTCTTCATGTTGAGAAGTTACATTATGATATGGCAGCTGATGGATCCGATATACACAAGAGAGTGTATGCAGACCCATGCTTACAAGGCGGGGTCTCCATACAGCAATTCGCTAAGTGGTATATTCCGAACGCACGCCAATATTATGAAGGACAGAAGAAATGCGTTGAGAACAACGCAAGAAACACAGGCCCCATTAAGCTGTGTAAACTTTGCGACATGCCAACGTGTGCCTGTGGCTGTCCAACCCCGGAAAGTATTCTATCACAAGCTGTAAATCTTACAATAGACTCAGCTAGTGAGGTCGCTATATCTGCTTGTTTCGCTCGAGGGCAGCAGTATGTAATAAGTGCATTTCGACCACTTGTGGGTGAAGGTGGGTTAATAGACACATGTATATATTACAAATATTTGCAATGGTTGTGGAGCTCACCATATTCTAAGATTACCACTTATATGCCCCAGAGCTGGTTGTATCATGATAGTGGACAACCACGCTTATACATGTGGTACTTTATATACTATTTATTTGGAGTACGTTTCTTTCTGAACCGTTTTACAAATTTGATGTTGACAACCTTGACAGGTTCTACACTAGTGGTGATAGGATTGTATTTGTCTGGATATATCCCCCTTCTTTCTGCCTCTATTTGCATTATATTTATTATTATGTCGTGCTTATCGCTTGCCACGGCGTGTAAGTATTACATACATCAGAGGATAATGAAAGAAAGAGGATGCTTGCATCAGACGATTCGGAAGATCAGAGACGAGAAACTTGGTGCTTGCCTCAAGATTCTAGGGTGGTCAATAACGGCTTATGCTGGGCTTAGACTCCTAGCTCGATCGAGTTCTGCGCTCACTGCTTTTTTCTCTCGAATAAAACCGGAATCTGCTTTGCGACCAGAAAATGTCACTGAAGTGGAGAAGAGAGAAAGTGGTTTTAATATGTGGAAAAAAGAATACGTCAAACCAAGTCTGGGTGGTGATATTATCACAGCTACCCCAGATAATCTTGTACAAAATTTGATACGCTCTCGCTCTTTGGTTCGTATACGATGGGAAGGCCGTGATCATAATGGGGTCGAAAAGACGTCTTGGACACACGGCTTATTCTTATGCGATAAGCACTTGTTAACTGTAGATCACCATTGGAAAAATTCAAATGGTGAGTATAAGCAGCAGATGCATTATACCACTTTCAGTGGGCCTCCAGATGATAATGCTCGCCAGAGAGAACATATGGTGCATTTTTCGCATAGTGTTAAAATACCTGGTCATGACTTACGTATTGTTTACGTTCATGATTCCGGGAGCATGCGGAACATACTCAAATGGTTCCCAGTGGAATCTGTATCTCAGTGTGTAGTGACTTTATTGACTCGAACTGAAGACGGCAGTGTTATACAACTAGCCGGTCGTACAGAAGGCGAGCCACAGAAAATCCAATATGGTGCGGCATATGCTGGCGATTTTTTCGGACAAGTGATTTACGGCAATTCTGAAACTGTGTTGCGAACTGAAGATGGCATGTGTGGTTCACCATGGATTGCCCATACCAAGGGACCTTGTATCCTTGGCATCCATACGGCAGGCCAGGGATCAGGACCTAATAAGAAGGCTTTTATGAGCTTTGTTACTAGGAAGGAACTCAGCGATGCAATTAGTAAATTTGAACACATGGTTGGTGTTTTAAAAAGATTCGATCCCAGTCCGGAAAGTGACGTGATTTATGGTCGAAGGGTGATTTCTGATAATGAAGTACACCCTAAGTCTTTTGTGAACTACATACCCTCACCCTCCTACTCTGTGTTGGGCAGTTGTGAAGGCGGTGTTACGCCAAAAAGTCATGTTGTCGAACACCCATGGTCTCAAGATGTGTCTGAAATTTTTGGTTATTCGAACAAGTGGGGACCACCTGCTTTTAAAGGTACACAAGAAGGTGAAGGCTATTGGAAACCATGGTATGACACGATGTGTAAAGTGGCTAAACCATGTCTTGGTTTTCCTGGTGAGTTAGTCCATAAGAGTATTATGGATTACTACAACCAGATATCACCACTCTTTCAAACCGAGTTAGCGTACGAGAGATGCGTTCCTCTAACGCCTCTGCAATGTATTAACGGCATACCTGGACGTAAGGGTATGGAACACATTAATTTCAAGAGTTCTCCAGGCTTCCCATTAACAGGGGCTAAGGAGAAATGGACCACCCAGTTAGAAGGCGAGTTAGAAGGTATTCACAATCCCAAGGATTTAGATCCTATGTTTTGGGAAGAAGTGGAAAGGATTAGAAAGCATTATCGACGAGGTGAGCGATACCACCCCATCTTTAAGGCTTGTCTTAAGGATGAGGCTAAAAAGAAGGGTTCAGCTAAAGTTCGACTTTTTTATGCTGCACAACTTGCCTTTGTGCTTGAAATACGTCGTTTATTTCTACCCGTCTGGCATATATTTGCTATCAACCCTCTGGAATGTGAACAAGCTGTGGGTATAAATTGTTCGGGTCCAGAATGGGAAGAATTAATGCAGCATATTGAACAATTCGGAAAAGATAGAATTGTTCCAGGAGATTACAAGGAATACGATAGTCGTATGAGCGCTCAATTAACTCAGGCCACGATGTGGCTCTTTATCAAATTTGCTGAGTTAACTGGCAACTATAGCCCGGATGATATACTCATAATGCATGGATTGGCTAATGATATGTGCAACCCCAGAGTCGCAGTTAACGGTACAATGGTTGAACTTGTTGCCAGTGGACCATCAGGTACTCCTGGTACAGTTCAGATCAATGGTGTTAATAATAGCTTGTACGCTCGTTTATCATATTTTGCAGCTGGTAATACAGGCCCCTTCAACAATGATATAGCCTTGACAACATATGGCGATGATAACATGGCGGGAGTTAATGGAAGATGTAATTGGAATTTTCAAATTCATAAAACTTTCATGGCACTTCATGACATAGTCTACACTACACCAGATAAGGATGCGGACAAAATTGTTGATTTTTATCACATTGATGATGTCGATTTTCTTAAAAGGAAAAGTAGCTATATTCCAGAACTGGGGTGTAGAGTTGGAGCATTAGAGATTGAAGATTCCATTATGAAACCCTTGCACTGTGGAATTCAGAGTAATGAAGACAGTAAAGTTGTACTCAGCTCTATCATAGATGTAACTTTATTTGAAAGCTTTTTACATGGCCGAGAAATTTATGATGACATGAAAGAGAAGCTCGATCTGTTGGCTGTTCGATACGGAACAGCTGCAGATGGTCTGCGTAAAAGTTTTGATGACCGTGTCCTTGAGTGGCATCAAAATTACACCCGTGAGATTTAATACACGGGAAAACCCGTCCTGGGGTGACGTTAAAAGCCCAGGGAGTTCGCACTCTCCCTACTATTGTGAAGCAAAGGCGCTACATGTATTGGATACCGATTATCTGTATATTTACATATCTATTTTGTTTAATTAGGCTTGCATGTTGAGTTTTCTCCCTCGTGAGAAACCCATATTTATGGGTGGTGGTTTTACCCACCGCGTATATGTATATATCTTAGTGCTTCGAGTTGTGCCTAAGATGAATTATAAATTGACTCACTTTACATGAACAAAACAATTTTTGTGGTGTAGCTCATATCCTTAATGAGTTAGAGGTGGATGCCTCGCAAATTTTACCTGAAGCTGGGTTAGCAGAGAATATTTCACCTGCAGAAGAATCCACGCAACAGGTGCTCCAGTTCAGCGATGATGTTACTCACCAAGGTGAACAAGTACAATCTGATATGGATGTCACTTATAATGCAGGTGGAACTGGCAATGTGTCACTGGAGCAGTTCTTTGAACGTCCAATTATTGTTTATGAGACTAATTGGGCAGTAGGAGCTAATCTGACATTTGACTTTAATCCGTGGAGCCTGTACTTTAATAATGCGCGTGTGGTGAATAGGATCTCTAATTATAAGTTGCTTAATTGCAAATTGCATGTTAAGTTAGTACTTAATGGAACTCCCTTTCACTATTCACGCTTATTGGTGTCTTATACTCCACGATCTGGGACAAACACTTTGGGCCCGGAAAACAGGGCGCTAGTTTCTCAGGATGCTATCGGTGAGTCTCAGAAGCCACATTTCTTTGCTAATCCTACTAAGAGCGAAGGCGGTCAATTAGATTTACCTTATTTTTATCCCTTTAATGCACTAGACGTCATTTCTGCCGAATGGAGTCAGATGGGACAAATCTTTGGGCGCAGTTTGTCATCGTTGCAGCATGCTAATGCAGGTACAGATCCCGTATCTTTACGCTTTTTCGTATGGGCAAGTGATGTGAAGCTTAGCGTTCCTACAACTTTGGAGCCTGCTACAATCACCCCACAGAGTGATGAATATGACTCCAAACCCATATCTGGTCCCGCCAACGCTTTGGCATCAGCAGCTTCATTTTTACAGAACGTACCTATTGTTGGTCCATATGCTCGTGCAACCACGATTGCAGCGGGTGGTGTAGCCAATATTGCCAAAATTTTTGGTATGTCTAAACCCACCCATTCTGATGAAACTTGTCCAATGAGTCTGAAGAGTGGCTCCTTAGCTAACACCATTGGTGTGGACGCTTCGGCGAAACTCTCTCTAGACCCCAAACAAGAAGTCACGATTGATCCGCGCACTGTTGGTTTGTCTAATGTGGATGAGATGGTTCTTAAACCTCTTGCTATGCGAGAGAGTTATTTGACAACATTCTCTTGGGAAGCTACCGATGCGCCAGATGCATTATTGTTCAATTCGTTTGTCACCCCAACTTTATTCGCCTATAATGGGGATGAAATCCATCAAACGCCGATGTGTTGGGTTTCACGTCCTTTTAAATATTGGCGTGGAACAATTAAGTTCCGTTTTCAAGTGGTGGCAAGTTCCATGCATCGTGGAAGATTGCGGTTGAAGTACGAACCTAGTGCATCTGTTATTGTGCCAGGTGATGAGTACAACACTGCATTTACACGGATTGTTGACATTGGTGAAGATTCTGACTTTACTATTGAGGTTGGTTGGGGCCAACAGGCTTCATATTTGCCTGTTAATGACTTCGGACTAACCGAGCCATTTAGTGAGTCAGCCCTCACAGTGCCAGATGGAGTGGTTAACGGTCTATTACAAGTATTTTGTGTGACAAGATTGACCTCACCAAGCACTGCTGGTCAAACCATCACTGTCAATGTCTTTGTGTCTGCTGGTGATGATTTTGAAGTCATGGATCCATCTGACGACAATATCCGTAATTTAACGTGGATCTTGCCGGATGTTATCCCAGAATCTAGCCAATCAACGCAGATTAATAGCATTTCGTTAGGTTTGGATGATCACAATTTTGATCCACACCATGTAGTTTTCCATGGCGATCCCGTAGCATCTTGGCGCCAATGTCTTAAAAGATATTGTTACCATAGTATGTATTCTGAAGGTTCTGGTTCACCACCAGAGGCTAGGAAATTAGTGATCTTATCACATGCGGCATTTCCAAATTATCGTGGAGATGACCCAACTGGTATTTATACCACCACTAATGGTAGAGTTAATTACTCAATGATGACGCTTATGAATTGGGTCGTTCCTGCCTATTTAGGTGTGAGGGGCAGCATTAGATGGAAACATATATGGAGAAACAATAGTTTGGCGGATTTCTTGAATGTGTCTCGATCACCAGAAGTTTCTAGTTTTACTTCGGGAGAGATACCCTATGATAGAAGCAATGGAGCCATCGTGACAGCAAACAATGTTTTGAACTCGTGGAGTGGGACGGCCATTACGGCAGGTCAATACAATCCAATTATTGAGATTGAAGCTCCATTTTATTCAAACAAGAGATTCTACAATGCAAGAAATGGTAGGATCAACACCGCATATGAAGGCGACTTTATCACTTTTTCAGTGATAACAAATGGCGGTGGATCATTAGAAATGATGAATTTCGTCGCAGGAGGAGAAGATTTTTCTACTTTCTTCTTCCTCAGTATCCCAGTTTGTTGGAAGCAAACAGTTCTACAGAGTTAGGGATAACACTAGAGTGGTACAAGGGTATCACGAATCGTGGGAGTGACCCCCACGTCACCGGTGAATAAAGGTGTGAACAGTGCTCGCTAGAGCTTGAGATATTATAGTTAATATAGGTTTTAAGGGTACTGTTACCCGGAATTTTCCTGTATTAAAGTAGTGTCACAAGTTATGACGGTGGGCGTTAGGCCACTATACCAAAG